CGTAACACTTGACCGGGATAAATCAAATCCGGATTTTCAATTCCATTAAGGGCAGCTAAGTGCTGGTAGTTCGTGCCATACATCTCCGCAATGGCTGAAAGCGTATCGCCACTTTCAACTGTATAAGTGGTGCTGCTAGGTGCTTGAGGATTTCCAGTAACTTGTAAAACTTGCCCCGGATAAATCAAGTCAGGATTGGCAATCCCATTGATTGCCGCTAATTCCTGATAACTTGTTCCATAAAGAGCTGCAATAGCAGATAAGGTATCCCCTTCTTGAACTGTGTAAGTCCTAGTCGACGCTGGTGCCGCCGGTGCTGGAACCGCAGGGCGAGGTTCAGGGATTTGGCCAGTATAAACTGAGCGTAAATCCCGATACATATAATTGGAATCCACTCGGCCACTGATACCACCAACAATTCCATCACTTGTAAACTGCCAAATATCTGTTGGAATAGCACAAGCTTCTACCTGCCACTGAGCTACCCAATTCGTATAGCGGGACAAGTCACCCATATTCTGGAACCAGTAAAGGCTTGCATACACGCCAGCCCAGTAACCAGCGGTTTCTACATTGTCACAAAACAGTCGGCAGATAGCCGTAGAAGTTTCCCAACTCACACCACCGTTGTTGGCTTTCCAACCGTCCGCATCCTCCATATCAATGTAGAGCGGCATAGAAGGATGGAATTGACGAGCAAAGTTCAAAAAGGCATTGACCTCAGCTTGTGCTTCTCCCAAATTTCGAGCATAACTATAATGGTAGAAACCGTATGGAATGCCAACTCGTTCACATTCAGATGCGTTTCGCCGTGCTCGTAAATCTTCCGCAAAACTGCCCCAGGACGAACGAATAATGACAAAGTCAACATTGCTCTTCAACTGATCAAAGTCAATAAAACCATTGTGTTCGCTGATATCTACTCCAAATAATGCCATCTTATTTTTCCTCCGATTTTAATTGTTTCAAGGTCTGCTTAAGTTTATCAGGAACCGGCAGACCAATCCGAGCCGCATTTTCAATGATGCTGAGGCCTTCATTAGACAGGTAATAAAAGATAACCGCTGTGCGGATGATGCCTCCCTGTTTCAAGATATGAGTATCAATAATCTGCCCCATAGCCACTAGCATCAAAATGACAACTTTTTTAAACAGTCCTCGAAAACCAACTGCACTGGATAGCTTCTTTTCGACAACTGCTGCCATCAATCCACTGATATAATCAATAGATATAAAGACAATCAAGGCAAAAATAAAACCATCCCAATCGCCAAAGACACTTCCTAAAAGTCCTCCTACCGTAGTAAATAGGACTTTATTCGCAAAAACTAACTGCTTCATGATGCATTTTCCTTTCTATGCGGTTCACTCCAGTCGGGATTTCCCTTTTCATCAAATTGCATGATATAAAAGTTTTTATGAAATAACTCAGACAAATTAATGGTAGGGACTGTCGCACCCCACTGAGTCAAAGCTCCCACTGTTTCGACTTCCATCAACTGACGTCGACCTTCTTTAATCACGGGACGCTTTTGTACTTCTCGGTACATATAAAAATCTTCCCCCTCATTTTTGCAGCGAATGAACTCACCATTCTCGCGCATATAAGTGAGTGCCGCCACCAAATCAAAAGGTTCTATAATTCTACTTAGATCAGGTAGCAATTCCTTTTCTTCCATCTTTCTTTCCTCCATCTATTTTTAATGGTGTAGTTGCTTCTTTGAGATTAGCTTCCAATTCTTCTTTCTTCTGAAGGAGAACTTGGTAAGCTTCCTCTTTCTGAGTCAATTGAATGGCTAAGAGGTTCTTTGATGTTACCTCATCAGCCAGCTTTCTGGTCAACTCTTCAATGGCTAATCGAAGAGCCTGATTAATTTCTTCTGGATTCATTTGTTTCCTTTCTTATAAACGTCCGACTAGGTTTCTGGTATCCCACCAGGCTGGATGCCCTTCACTATGACTAGCCCTGTATTCATAGAGCGCCCCAATGCTATTAGACATCCGTTGTAATACCTCGTGAAGTGAGACATAATTACCGCTTGTATCTAAATAGAGCCAAACATCTCCTGTATTAATGGTTGAATCCCTTCTGTCCTGTTTCCTGCTTGGGCGCAGTTGAAGTTTTCCTGTTGTGGTCATGATCCAACCGTCTTTATTATCATAGGCAGAACTGGCAAAAGATAATTCATCCCCAACCAGATCAAGTGAATCGATATTGTACCCATTCCAAGCTCGAATACCGACAAAGCCACTATCATTGGAGCTTTCAGTGCCATAACGATTGGAGCCAATAACAGTTACACCCGCTCTTCCTTTGCCATCGACATTCCCTGTCGCAAACTTAATAAACTGGGTTGGATAACCAGTCAGAACTCGTTTCAAGGCAGCTTGGTCTGTATAATATAAAATCTGACCTGCATTGAGACTAATTTCCATAGCTCGGTTAATGGCTGTTAGGATACCACCTGATATCTTGTTCGCAGATAAAGTTACCGACTGCACCTGGCTGATGAAGGCCTGCTTTGAGAAAAGCTTCCTAAGATAAGCTTCGGTCGCAGATAGCTTGTTAAACAAGGCATCATCTACTTTCAATTTCTCAGCCGTTACTGCTTCTGCACTTAAGATTACGGTTGTGACTGATCCCGATTCAAAGTTGGCTGTTTTTAACTTATCCACCATGGCAGACTTAATAACAGCATGGTCAATTAAAGTTTGTCCTGTGATATGGGTGAGTCTACCATGGATATGATTTACTCCATTCGCTAATAGATTCAAACTGTTTAGTACTGCCCCACCTGAAGTCAAATGCTGAACCGACCAACTGTTTGCGAGCTGAGTTTGAACAGTAGAAACTTTCTGGGTCAAATCCGCCACCTTGGTCACATAGGAAGAATCTGTCAGGACAATCTGAGCCAAGTTATGTTTGATACTATCTTCCTTTGAGCCAATGAGCCGTGAGTACAGATTAACTGTTTCCTGAACCTTTTGAAAGTCACTGCTGTTGGTCTTGCCATTGACTGCCTGCAAAATTTCTGAAATGCGTCCCTCCACTGTTTGAGAATAGGAGGCAATCTTGGTTTCTGTGTACTGCCGGTCATCCTCTGGAGCTGGACTCGGTGTCGTCGCAATTGTCCCATCTTCCAATTGTGGATCTCGAATATAAAGAACATCACCAACAAGCCAGCCATTCGAATAACATACCCAGGACCAATATCTCTCAAACTTCACGGTAAAAGGATGATCAAACCGATGCCATTCAGTTTGAAGTGTCACGGTTGAAACACCACCTGTCTCAAAACCAAACCAAACAACTACCGACCGACTCGCTTTCATGTCGGCCGAATAGACCATTTTCTTTCCTTGCCATTCAGCTCCCCTTAAATCAAAAATGGGCTTATGAAAGCCACCATTCCCTGCTTTGGTACAAGTAGCTTTGAGATAGTAGCCACTTTTGGCATTCGTATCCGGTACCCGTTCAAACTTCCATTCTGATACATTAGACGAGAGTGGCAACAGACCATCAAAATCATAATGACGGATGTAGTTGCGCCCACCAATCTGCAGATTCTCAAAGCGACGATTCAAACCTTTCACATCTTCTGAATAGGAGACTTTTGCGACATAGTCCATGGCCACTTGCTCTCGGACAGTTCTGGCCTGATTGGCTGTTTCCGTCCGTACATACTGCTCCAGTCGTTCCTGCCGTTCTCCATCTTTTGAAACATACCCCTGAACCTGTTGGAGCGTTGTTTCAAGTCCAGATAGAGTCTGCTTGACTTCTGTCTTACTGACAAAAGTTCCCATTTTCTGAAGAGTCTCTTTTTGAAAAGCATTCAGTTCGGCTGTTGTTTGATTTGTCACTTCTTGGACGTTGTTTAGAGCTTGCTGAGTGGCTCCTGCCTTGCCTAAGGCTTCTTCCGTCTTTTGAGTAATCGTATGAAGAGTCGACTCTGTCGATTTCGTAAAAGCAGTAAACGAACTCTGAATCTGATCACGAGTCTGAGCTGCAATTTCTTCTGCCTTTGCTTTGGCCTTTTCAATGCCGTCTAGTACCTTGCTCTCTTGCTTCTCAAAAGCAGCATCAAAGGCCCGATTGGCATTTTCTAAAGCTCGTTCAATAATCAACTCTTGACTGACTTTAACAAGATTCAAAATGGAATGTGCTGTAGCAGTTATATTTGAAGAGCTCCCATGGCTACTTACTTTTGCAGCATCATCAAAGGTCAATGAGATATATTCTTTAGTCAGCGCATCATATTCATAAGCTACTGCTTGTTTGATGACATCTACATGGTGTTTTCTGCTCTTTAGAGTAATCCAGTCAGCTAAATGAACCGTTTGACCATCTAGCTCATAGGCTTCTATCACAATTGCATCTTGCTCTCGGTCAATCTTATCATGATAGAATTTACTCTCACCCCATTTTCGCAATTCCTCAAGGGTTTTAAGATTGTTATTCGTGAATTCTTTTTCGTTGATATAGGGATAAGCATCAAGCAAAGGACTATCAACAGTCACTGTTAACGTCTTCTCTTCTTTAGCTCCGTCTGGTTTAAAGGTCGAATGAACATGGATACGTGTCACTACAGTTTGCGAACTTCTATTCCGTTTGTATGATTTCAGGTTTTGATGAGTCGTAACAATGACACCACGATTCTCTCCTCTGTGCTCTTGAATGGAGAATGAGAAATTATCTCGAATAAGCTCTCCTTCCCAAGTTCCGACAATAGAATGAGCACCATCTAACAGGACGTTATAAAGCGTAGTTGTATCAGCCGTGTTAAAATCCCTGTGTTTGGTAATATCACTTGTGAAAGAAAAAGGCTCAATACTTGTCTTAGCCGCCTGGACCATGCTAGACAAGGCCGTCATACAACCTACTTGAGAATTGCCAATTGGCTTGATGGAATGCTGCATGACATCATCCGTAATGTGGTAACACAGAACCTCCACATGGTCATCCATTTCAACTGGTTTCTTAATACGAAAAAGCTGTTCTCCTAATTGAGGGACAGGAGCCTTAATGAGTTTATCTACTTTCAATAGCCGATAAAGATGGCTGTCCGTGATGGGATACTTGAGGGTTAAGGTAAAATCTCCATTCAACGTTTCCTTTACCCTAGCAGATACTGCTTCATAAAGGGGGATACCGTTCCATTTAACTGTCTGTACTTCCTTATCCAATAAATAAAGCATTAAGCCCACCCCCAGACAATCTCAAAACGAATGGACTGAATCCCAGTTTCCAATACGACTCCCACTGTTGTATCTTTTGAAGGGTCAATCGTTAAAAAGTCACCAGACCACTTGATGCTTTTTCCCGATAAGGTTCTAAAACTTGGTTTGTCAGGGTTGTTATCCATCACCAGTGTTTCACCAGACTCTATTTTCTCCAAACGAATAACCTGACTGCCAATCGTAAAACTGGTTTCAGTTGAGGTGTTTCCAATTATTGTCAATTTGGGAAAAGCCAAAGCCGACCCCTTCGTTCGCAGAGCACCATTTTGAGTGAACGACTGACTATCTGTATCTTTAAAGAACTTTGTGGGATGGCATTGGAATGTCGCTTCCATCTCATAAACCTCATGCTTGTCCTTTATAACTTTTGAAACAAGGACCTTATAGCACCAGAGTTGGACTGTTTTCAACTGCTCGCTCTCCAGCCAAAACTGTTCTTTAGAAAAGAGAGTCAAAAACTGAAAAAGTTCTTCTTCACTTGGCTTGACCACATAAATCTTAAATGTCAACTCCATCACATTGCGATTCTTGTTGGTTTCCATGACGGCACCACTGATCCCTCTATGCTCAAGGAGCTGAGTCTTGCTGCTTTTCATGACAATCGGTGGACTGTTTTCTACAATCACCTTAAAAGGGAAAGAGGAAGTATGCACCCCATCAATCACCAACTCATTGTGTCGAATCATATTCCCAATCCTTTCAGTTGTTTTTGCCTAGTGAGTTCATCTGCCAATCTTCCTGCTACATGTTCTGCCAAGCGTTCTAAATCCGCTTCTTCTCTGATCACAACATCTGAAATCGTAATGGTAATCTGCGGCAGAGCATCCAAGGTAGAAGCAATTCCACGACCAATCTGACTCAATGTTTCTCTGTTTAAGGGAAGAACCGCCTCTCTGCCTGCCTCCCCTCCTACTAAGAGATTCGTACCATTTAGGCCAAAGATGGTTGGCTTGGTTAAAATCCCACCCTTGGCATACCATTCAATCCCAATCCGTGGAATATCCCCTTTTAGCCAATCAAGCGGATTGGCCGACCCACTGACACTAAAGTGTGGCAAAGGAATATGCGGCCAAGAGATATGAAAATTAAAGAGACTCTTTATGGCATTGATGGCAGAGGATACGGCATTTTTAGCCCCATCAATCGCTCCAGAAATGGCATTTTTAATTCCATCCCAAATATTTCGAACAGTTGAGAAGATGTTGTTTAGGATATTTGATATGGTCTGCAAGATACCATTCCAGATATTAGATAGTGTGCTTGCAATCCCCTGAACAATCCCTGTCACCGTGGATTGAATGGCATTCCAAATGGATGAAAATAAAGAAGAAAGGGCTGATAAAATATTTGAAACACTATCTCTGATACCGTTCCAGCTATTCACTATAAATTGCCAGATGGCATTAAGAATGGTGCCAATGATGGACTGAATCCCTTCCCATACGGTAGATACAATTTGCTTAATGGTTTCCCAGGCACCAGACCAATCCCCAGTAATTACCTGCATGACCAATGTGATAATGCTAAGAATAATATTTAGGACTGTTTCTATTATCGTCTTGATAATATCCCAGGCTGTTGTGACAACGAGCTTGATATTCTCCCAAACGGCTGTTAGATAAGGCCCAATTAAATCCATAATGGTGGTGATTACCGTCGAAATGGCATTCCAGACTGTCGTTGCAGTATCTTGAATCAACTGGTGATTTTCCTGCCACCAAGAAACCAAGGTTCCCCAAATTTCCATCACAAAGTCTACGACTTGTTGAACGATGAAAGAAATAGCTGAATAGATAGCATTCCAAGCTTCAGTAACAGCCGTTCTGAAAGCTTCATTATGTTCCCATAGCTCCTTAATACCAATGACCAATAAAGCAACAGCCGCTATCACCGCAAGTACAATCCCTACAATCGGAGCAGCCGCAGCTAACATCCCTCCAATCGTCGTCCCAAGAGCTAAAGCTGCAGCTTGTAAGGCTACAATAATGGGTAAGAGAATACCCGCAACAGTCACCAGTCCACCCACAACCAGAATGAACTCCCGCACAGGTTCCGGAAGATTCAAGAACCATTCCGCAACACTTTTTAAAAGCGGAACAAGTTGTTGGAGAAACGGAGCTAGGGTTTCTGCAATCGCTCCTCCAACTTCGGCCATGGCCTCTTTAGCTGCATTTTGAGCTAAGGTGAACTGATCAATAGGGTCAAGTGTTGCTTCATAGGTGGAAGCAACCACTCCCTTTGCTTTTTCTGCGGTTCCCGCTAAATCATCAAAAGATAGAGCCCCCCGCTTAATGGCATCCACCATCCGTGGAGCAGCTTTAGTACCAAAGATGCTGGATGCAAGCGTTAAGGCTTCCGTTTCACTAGTGCTGTTTCGGATTTGTTCGACCGTTTCTTTTAAGCCTTCACTCAGTGTCTTTCCTTTAGCTGCATAGTTGACTGCTGCTTTGGAGAGAGAAGAAAGAGCAGCCGAAGAATCGACCCCACTTTTTTCAAACTGCCCCATAAGAGCCACGCCCTCATCAAACGAAAGTCCTAAAGCCTTAATTTGTGGAGCACCTTGAATGGCTTTGGTCATCAAATCCTGAACGCTGACACCAGTCGCCTGGGCCGTATAAGTGACAGTATCTAAGACTCGATTTAAATCACTCGTCTCAAGTCCATAAGCTTCAATAGCTTGTTTTGCAGAAATAGCTGATTCCGTCACGTCCGAACCATTGATTTCTGCGTACTTAATCAAAGTCGCAGAAGCGTCCTTTAAGACATCACCAGTCAACCCAAACTGGGTATTAAGCTCACCAACAGCACTGCCCACTGTTTGAAAGTCCGTTGGAATTTCAGTCGCAAGGCCTTTTGCAATATCTGTCATCTCATCCAGTGCTTTTCCGCTGGCACCGGTTTTGGTGACGATGATATCCATCCCTTCGTCCACTTCTCGAAAAGCTTCCAGTGTTGCTTTTCCGAAGTCAATCAGCTTCTGACTGATTTCGCTCAGTTTTTCACTGAAGTTGGCTAGAATCTCAGACCTTAGAAGATTGTTAGTTTCTGCTAAGCTGTGGTTAGCATTATCACTTGCCCCACTCATGCTGCTCATCTCATCTTGCAAATGATGATAAGCTGTCTTGGTTTCATTGAGTGACTTTTCTAGTTTATTGGCTTCAACTGAGTTCTCACCGTATTCAACCTTGGTCAACTCTAACTGCCGTTCTAAATTGGCAATCTGTTTCTCGACAATCTCTGACTGAGCCGCAACCTTTTTCTGAGCAAGGGCCAGTTTTTCAGATTCACTGGCATTACGACCTAGCTGACTTTCTTGCAACTTAAAGGAGGAAGCGACTTTCTCACTCTCTGATGCTAGTTGATTTTGTTCAGCTCCTAAAGCAGCTAGTTTACTTTTGTTGCTGGTGACACTGGAGCCATTTTGCTCCAAAGCTCGGTTGACACCTTCTAGCTTATTTTCATAGCTTTTGAGAGTGTTCTGAGTAATTTCGACCTCTCTTTGAAAAGCCCGATACTGATCAGCTCCGATTTTCCCGCTTTGAAACTGAGCTTCTACCTGAGATTGGGCTTGACGTAGTGTCTCTAGCTTCTCTTTGGTTGTTTGAACTTGCTTGGCTAAAACCTCTTGTTTCTGAGTTAAGAGAGTGACATTGCCTGTGTCAAATTTTAGTGCCTTATCAATTTGTTTCAGTTCTCGGCTTGCTTCTAAGGCTTCGTGGTTCACCCCTTTTAGAGCTTTTTGTAAGGGCTGGGTATCGCCTCCAATTTCAATTGTGATTCCTTTAATCGTTCCAGCCATACCGTCACCTCCTTACCGCCACATCAAAAATTATCAAAGTCTACCTGCGTAGCCTTGCGAGTTCTATCTGCTTCTTTGGTACGCACTTCCACATAGTCTGTCTGATAGTCCAAGGCCATGCCAATCGTTATCTCTTTTAAATCTGACATGGATAGTCCTGTCTCTTTACAACAGTGAAGATAGGATTCTACCGTGAAGGTTTCGCTACTCGCTTCTTCCGACGCATCGACTTTTTTCTGGTGGTCATTCCTTGATTTAACAATTCCATCAGAACCGGTCCTACTGTTTGAAGCGGAAATTCTTCTAAGCCCATAAAGAACTCTTCAAAAGGTTCAATAGATGGGTTAGCTGATTTGGCAAAAACCCAAAAGAGCCTGTGGAAAAACGTCATATCAAAATCCGCCAACATGCTCATATCCACATCAGATGCAGATAAAGTTTTGCCTTCTTCTAGCTGTTCAGCTTTTTTTAGAATCGACTCTGCTTGCAACATTTGAAACAGATCCTGAAAATAGTCTTTCCCAAATTCTTTTTTATAGGCAATTGGTGTGTAAGCATTGGTCGCAAGCTCAATTTTCTTACCTGATAACTGAATCGTTTTCCTCATGATTAACCTCCCGGTTTCACAGTTGGCTCATAGACTTTTGTAAACCAAGTCTTTTTGACATCTTCTGGGGTATCCTCTGTGGTCCTGCGACGGACGATTTTATCCAGCGGCCGAGGACTGGCTTTGAATTTCAATTCTACTTCGTTGATATCTGAACCGCTCTTTGTTTTAGAAGCAACGGTTGGCCGGCTTGCATAACAATAATAGAGCACATGAAGCGTTTCTTTCTTATCCCCTTCAAATCGGAACATCAAAGCAAAGTTTTTCTTCTCACTGCTTGCAATTTCTGAGATGACTTTACTCTGGGCATCGATAGTTTCTCCCAACACTCGGGTCAAAAATTCCTGTGTCAAAAGAGCCAGTTTTAGAGTTCCTTCATAGCCATCATTGGATTCTGTCGTATAAAAATTGATGTTGTCTGCTTTATAGGAACCAGAATCCCCTTGTGGCTCCAGGGTCAACTCTGCGGCACCCCTGAGTCTTTCCACTGTCCCGTAGGTTAGTGCCCCGTCATCTCCTTCTTTGGTTACTTCTGCCCAATGGACATCCTGCAAACCAAAGGTGACTTTATTTTTCTCCATAGGATTTTTCCTTTCTATTGGTTTAAATGATAAATGACCTGATACAGCTTTTCGGTATCCAAATAGGTTTCTTCCTTGTCAAAAAAGAGAGAATGATTGTCGAGTGCTCCTTCTATTTTCTCTTCTAAACCAAGGTCTTTTTTATTGGTATAAAGTTCCAGCCTAACTTGACTTCCTTTGTGATAAACTAGATTATCTGCACCATAATTCTGAGAAGCAGGAAACCAATACACTAAAAAGGGAGGAGCTGTCCTATGCCCCTCCTCAAAATGATGATAGGCACAGGACAAACCTAGACTGCTTAAAAATGGAAACCACTCATCTTTCTTCATAATTTCTCCTTCAAGCGCTCTTCAAATTGGCGAATCATCTTTTCTTCAACAGGAGCAATATGACGAATTCCTTCCACCCTACCACCGCCTCGTTTAGCATGACCATTTTCAAGGAGGTGTGTCAGTCCTGGTGTTCGATTATAAATCGTTTTTGTCAAAGCTAGATTCGTTTCTTTAGTCGCAGTAGAGGTCCAGCCTCGTGCATATTTTCCCCGCTTTTTCGGAGAATGTTGCTTTAACTCATTGACGGCTTCCTTTGTGCTGTCTTCCACCACTGCTTTCACAGTTTCAGTAGACCTTTCCACATAATCCTCTAACTCCTTTTGAATAGCTCGATCTAGGTCAGACGGGTCAATTGTTACCATATTGTACCTCCTCTGTCACATCTATCAGGATTATCTTCTGAGGATAAGTCAACGAATCAATGGCCTTGATATTATAAACCTTATCCTCAAAACGAAGGTGAGTGGTTTTACTATCCAACTCTTGAATAGCCGGGTCATAGCGTAGCGTAAAGCGTAACTGATGAATATTCTTGACCATTACTGTTGCAGTGCCTTCTGTTTCAAGAAGTACCTTGCAGGAACACCACCTAGAAAACAATGACTGCCACTGACTGCTTTCATTGCCAATAGCATCTTTCACAATGACTCGTTTTTCAAAGAAAACCCGTTTGCTTAATGGAGCTATCTTCATCAGAACACATCCCTTCTGTGAGCAGAAAGAAGAGCCTTGAGGAGTTCTACCAAACTCTCCTGCCCTCCTTCTTCTCGGTGCTCGTAAAGATAAGCTGTCCCAAACAAAACAATCGTCTGAAGGAAGTAAACTTCTTTCTCCTCCGTCACTTCCTCCAGATTCTTGCGTAGGATACTGGAACACAACTCTTCACTAGCAGAAATCATGACTTGAATCAAGTGGTCATCCTCTGAGTGTTCGACTCTCAGATAGTTCTTTGCTTCCTCCAAACTAATCTTCATGAGAAGCCTCATTTCATGGTCAAGACTTTAACCGCTTAATTCAGAATCAACTTGCCGTCCACGCGCTGACTAGCAAGAAAGCCAACTTGACCACTTTCTGCATAGAGCTCATTCAGACGCTTAAATGAACGTCCTTGACGGTCCGCAATCCAGTAGTAAGAAAAGTCACCGAAAGCCAAAACTTTTTTACCTGTATCAATCGTTGGTACAAAGCTAGAGGTGAAATAGGGACGATTCAGAATCATATCTGGTACACCAGCTTGAACAGATGGCTGCCAGATATAGTTGCCGTTATTGTCCTTGAGTTTCCGTAAAGCTTTTACGGTGGAGTCGTTCAAAATCCATACTGCATTTTTCCGATAAGGCGATTTAAGCGAGTGATACAAATCCATGACATCGTCAAAGGTAATCGTCGCACCACCACTAGTCGCCCCTTCAGTGACCGTTTGAAAAATTCCAGTTGGCTTACCTGTTCCATCACCAATCAGAAAAGCTTCTTCTTCCTTCACACCAATACGACGAGCAAATTCATTAGCCATATAGCTTTCCAAATCAAAGACGGAATCATAGAGCAGCTCATCAGAAATCTTAATAGCTGTTCCAACCTTATGGGAACCAAGCGTTACTTGACTAAAGGTATCTTCTGATTCCTTGAACTTAGAGTTCTCATCCATCCAAGTGGCTTCACCGTTCCCTGACACAACTGGAATCTTCCGCTCCCCGCTTGAAGTCTGAATGACCGTTGCAAGACTCCGCATGAAGTTTTCTTCTTGAAGAGCCTGGATCAGACGTTTCTCATATTCATCTGGAACCAAGTAACCGCCACGTGAGTCGTCTCCAATACTGAGGGTATTTTCGATATCATAGAAGTTTTTCTTGCGGATATTGTTCCAAAAAGCTGTGTTATAGGCTTTAGAGGAACGTCCGCCTTTTGGATTTCCTCCGCCTACGGTTGGACTGGCAACAATGGCTTGACTAACCGGACTGGCTAATTCCTTGTCCAGTGCTTCCTGCCGCTCCAAACGTTCAATCTCTTTACCAAGGCGAACAACCTCATCTTCCATTTCTTCATAACGGGCCGTATCTTCTACAGAAACCAGCCCCTTATCATCCCGACAGGTATCCAGAAAGCTTTTTGCTTTCTCCCATACCTGTGCTCGTTTTTCCCGCAATTGTAAAATTTTACTCATGGTTATTCCTTTCTTATTTTAAGAGTGATAACCGTTTCTCTAACTGAGAAACTGGTGTTTTGGGCTGAGGTTTTTTATCAGCCAATTTTAAAAGCAGCTGGTTGGTCACCGCTACTCGACTAAACATCATACTTTGAACCGTCCCATCTTCATGAGGTACAGGCTCATACAAAATAGAATCCGCAAACCCAAGTTCAAGAGCCTTCTTAGCATTAAACCAAGACTCAGCATCCATCAAGTGGGACAACTGCACACGAGACAAGCTAGTCTTAATTTCGTAGGCATTGAGAATAGACTCTTTGACTTCCGATAACATAGCAATAGCCTTCTCCATTTCTTTAGAGTCCCCAATTGCGACGGTCATCGGATTATGAATCATCATCATAGCTACCGGACTCATATTGACGGTGGTTCCCGCCATAGCAATAACACTGGCTGCCGAAGCTGCAATGCCATCAATATTGACGGTCACGTCATCTTTGTAGTCCATTAACATATTGTAGATTTGAGCTGCCGCAAAGACATCTCCACCCGGCGAATTAATCCATAAGGTCAATGGCCCAGTGCCACTCATGAGTTCATTCTTAAAAATTTGCGGAGTCACATCATCATCCACCCAGGATTCACTAGCAATCGTACCATTTAGATGCAGCACACGCCCCATTTCATCCTCGCTGAAATTCCAAAATTTATTCATGACTCTCTCCTTTTTGATTTGTTTTCATAAACCCTCCTGCATCTTTTAACTTGGTCATATTGCCATTAATGAGGTAAAGGTCACCGCCTTCTTCGGGCGAGATAGGGTTAAGTTCTTCTAGTTCTCGGATGTCGTTGGTCGATAGCCAGCCGTTTTGTCGGCCAATCGCATAGCCGTTCATTCGACTTTGGTAATCCCCACGAAGCAGGCCATCTACATTGAATTTAATGAAATGGGTCTTCTTTTCTTCTGGCAGCAGCAAACTTTTCTTAAGAGCCTGTTCAAACCGAACCACCCAGGGGTCCAAGGTATACTTAACAAACTCAAGGGATTGCTGTTCAATATTAGAAAAACTGGACTTCTCTAAATCTCCTACCATATGCGGTGGAATCCGAAAGAGACGTGCAATCTCATTGATTTGAAACTTGCGGGTTTCCAAGAACTGTGCTTCTTCAGGCGGTATCCCAATTTGCTTATAGCTCATCCCTTCTTCCAGGACAGCTACCTTATGAGAATTTCGTGTCCCCTGATAGACTGCATTCCAAGAATCTCGCACCTTTCCAGGGTCTTTTAAGATACCCGGGTGTTCGAGAACTCCACCGGGGTTAGCACCGTTGCTAAAGAAACTAGCGCCATATTCTTCACAAGCAAGCGTCATCCCCACCGCATTCTTCGCCAGAGCAATCGGAGAATAACCAATCAGACCATCAAACCCTAAGCCTGGAATATGAAGTACCTCTTCTTGTGATAAAACAATGCTTCCTTTTTCCTGAAAATTAGGATTGTCTTCCTCATAACGATTGTAAACATAATAGAGCTTCCCCTTCTCACTTCGATGAACGCTCATCTGATCCGGTAGCAAAGGATACAGCCCAATCACCTGACCTGAACGGTCACGAAGAATCTGAGCATAGGCATTTCCCCAGATCAAGAGATGGCTCATCAAGGTTTCCCGAAAGACAAAAGATGTCATGTCAGGATTCGGCTCATCATGCAAAAGCGTGTAAAGGACATGTTCCGTATCCTTTGCTTTTCCTCCTTCGGTGTATCGATAAACATGAAGAGGTAAAGACGCAATGGTCTCTGACAGAATCCTTACGCAGGCATAAACCGCTGTCGTTTGTAATGCCGTCCGTTCATTAACAGTTTTCCCACTCGTGGTTCGACCAAAGAGTAGCGAAAAGTCATTTCCTTCATACTTATTTTCGGGCTCTCCCCTCTGTCGTTTTAGTCCTAATCGTTCCAATATTCCCATAGTCATCTCCTTTTCTAGGCATGAAAAAAAGCACCTCGCTTGAGATGCTTTACAATCACTCTTTCAATTGTGGAAAATCTAACAAATTTAAAAGGATAAGATTCCTCGCTCATCATAAATACTACCGTCATTCTTTTGATGTCGAATGCACCTGTCTAAAGCCATAATGGTTGCGACAATCCCGTCAATCTTTTCGACAGATTTTTCTTTATCAGGCTTAATATTTCCGGCTGGGTCCTGTCTCATGACTACGTTTTGGGCCATCCATTTTAGAACCGGATGACCTCCATGCTGGATTTTACCTTCCATCATGAGTTTATAGTACTCTTTGGAAGGTGGACTCATGTCCTTATAGCCCTGACCAAATGGAACCATTGTTAAGCCCATGCCTTCTAGGTTCTGAACCATCTGTGTCGCATTCCAGCGGTCATAGGCAATTTCTTTGATATGGTAGATAGTGGACAGTTCTTCAATGAACTGTTCAATAAAACCATAATGAACGACATTCCCTTCTGTGGTAAGAAGAAAGCCTTGCTTTTCCCAGACATCATACAACACATGATCTCGTCGGGACCTGAGAGCTAGTGTATCTTCAGGTAACCAAAAGAAGGGAAGAACCTGATAATTTTCTACTTCACGTCTTGGTGGGAAAATTAGGACAAAGGCCGTAATATCTGAAGTGGAAGATAAATCCAGACCAGCATAACAATCTCTGCCCTTTAAAATCTCCACATCAATCGGTTGACTCCCCTTATCGTAGATATGTTCCGGAATCCAAGTCACAGCTGAATTTGTCCAGATATTGAGTCGCAATTGCTTGAATACATTTTCTTCTGCTGGGTTATCTAAGGCATTCAAATAAGCTTCCCGAACCCGGTCAATCCCAATTGTATGACCAAGGGAAGGATTAGCCTTTAGCCAGTTCTCTTCATCGTTCCAATCATCTTCTTCTGAAAGGCCATAAACAACTGGATAAAAGGTACTATCTTTTTTTCGCCCCTTTA